CACGGGAACCGGGGGCGGCATTATGGGAAAGCCGACACAGTAAGCAAAAGTTGGAGGCGCAAAAGGCATTAGACCCGGTGCAATTTCAATGCCTGTATCAAGGCAACCCCGGTTCCGCCGAGGGTCGTTTGTACCAACCTTTCAAAACGTGGGTCGAAAAATCCGATTACGGAACGTACATTCGTTCCGGCGCATACATTGACGTTGCCGACGAGGGCGACGACCTGTTGTTTGCCGCAACGTATGACGTGTATAAGTCCGACAATATGTTTTTCAACGAGAAAACAAAGCGCATGGAGCCGATATTGTTTGCCCTTATTACAGATATGGAAATGACGGACGAAAACACGGACGTTACAACCGTAACCGTCCCGGCGATGATTAACCGGAACGGTACGCAAAAAGCGTGGGTTGAGAGCAACAACGGCGGTGCGGGTTATGAAAAGGTTATTAAAAAGAAAGTACGGGCGATTACAGACCCGTTTTATCAAGGGGGCAACAAGGAAAGCCGGATAATAACAGCGTCCGCAATGGTTAATCAACATATAATTATGCCGTTCGGTTGGGAAACCCGGTACAAAGCCGTTTACGACCATGTAACCGGATTTTTGCGCAATTTCGGAGCCAACACGCACGACGACCCGGAGGACGGATTGACCGGGATATATGAAAAGGAGATTGCGGACGGCAATATACAGCCATACGCACACGCAAACCGAGGCGTAAGACGACGCAATTAGCAATATTTTTGAGATATGCAAGATTATCCGGGAAAAAGTTTATAACTTTGTAACCGAAACAAGGGGGCAAAGGGACAGCCCCGGAGAAAGTAACAATATTTTTAACGTTAAAAACAAAGAAGTATGATTTGTAAATGTCCAGCGGCGGCGGCGTTGCCCGATGTACCCGCAATTACGTGTTCGGAAAGTTTCGGACAGGTTCAGAAAGTGGCTTTTCAACGTCTTTTGAAAGACGACGGAAGCAAAAACAGTTTTACGAGTGAAAAAGCGATTACGGCGTTAGCGTCGTGGACGCCCCTGTTATCGGCGACGAATAGCACGAAAGTAGTTGTTTCGCCGTATATCCAAGCCCCGACCGCCGAGGCGGGAGCCGCCCGCACCTTTGGAGGCGGTAACGAAACGTTGGGAGGCGTCGAAGAAATTATTGGACGTGAACCAACCCCGTTTACCGGAGTTATCCGCAAAGCCCCGCAGGAGGTTATCAAGGCATTAAAGGAAATGCAATGCGAAAGTTGGGGCGACAATTTGGGTATCTACATTTTCGACGAAAACGGCGCAATCGGCGCAATCAAGGGGGATGCCGACGGTACATATTACCCGATACCGATACGTTCGTTGTTTATCGGCGATAAGACGTTGGGCGGATTGGAAGCCCCGGACAGCAACGCAATACAATGGTCGTTTTTGCCGAATTGGTCGGACGATTTGGCGATTGTTGCCCCGGCGTTTAACCCGCTTACGGATTTGAAACCCGCACAAGAGTAATGACGGCGAAAGTTACAAAGGTCGTGTTGGAGTGTCCGACCCTTAACACGACCGAAGAATTTGAGATTAACCACGCCGAACGCCTGTTGCGGATGCCTAACAATGGCGGTTGGCAGTTGCCCGAAAAAACACCTTTTGAATTTAGCAAAGAAAATGGGATTAGATATAAAACGCATACGAAAGGAAATAACGGAACCGAGGAAAAAGGCGACGATAAATAAAGCGGTCATACACCAAAACCGCATTAAATTTCACGCCCAAACCAACGTAACGCCCTTAATGTGTTTACCCACGACCGATTTTTTGGCATGGGTTCAAAATCTTATCCCGCACGATAAATTCAAAATCTTCAAAACATTGTTCCGTTACCCCGTTCGCACCAACGAGGTAACGGGCATTTGTTTTGACAAGTTAAGCCGTATTTTTGACGGTCGTAACCCGGCGTTCAACTATCAATTTCAGAACACGGAACAACGGGACGATTGGGAATATTACCGCCAAGATGTATTGAAAGAGCCGGAAGTGTGGAGTACGAAAGGTTGGGAGTTTTTCAAGACGGAAATAAACAGCGTTTTAATAGTTGATTTGCCCGCCGAGCAAAACCCCGCCGACCGATACCCGACCCCGTATTTTTATTGGCTACCTATCGAAAGCGTTATAACCTTTGAGGCAAACCGGACAACCGGGGTTATGGATTGGATAATTTTCCGCCAACCCGATAAACGTATTGCAGTTATTGACGATGAGAGATACAGAGTATTTGCAGAGGACGACGGCGGCAACATAGGCGAATTATTGGTTGATAACCCACACGATTTGCGCTATTGCCCCGCCCGTTTCTTTTGGAATGAGCCAATGAATTTGCGAGAACCGGACGTTAAACAATCCCCGCTAACAAAAGAATTGGAGGCGTTGGATTGGTTTTTGTTTTTCCATATATCGAAGCGGCATTTGGATATGTACGGGGCGTACCCGATATATTCCGGTTACGAACAATCGTGCGACTTTACAAACGCCGAAAACGGCGATTATTGCGACGGTGGATTTTTGAAAGACAAACAAGGGTATTACAGGTTAGACCAAGCCGGGTTATTGATGCGTTGCCCCAAGTGCGGCGACAAACGGATTACCGGGGCGGGTTCCTTTGTTGAAATACCGATACCGGACGGGGACAAACAACCCGATTTGCGGAACCCGGTGCAAATGTTGACCGTTGACCGTACAAGTTTAGATTACAACGTTGAGGAAGAAAAGCGATTGCGGGAAAATATTATTACCGCCGTCGTCGGACAAAACGAGGAAGTAACCCAACGAGAGGCATTCAACGAACAACAGGTTAAAGCCGCATTTGAGAGCCAAAGCACGGTATTAAACCGAGTGAAAAAAGGCTTTGAAGCCGCCCAACAGTTCGTCGATGAAACGGTTTGCCGATTGCGATACGGCAATATGTTCGTATCTGCAAAAGTCAATTACGGCACGGAGTTCTATTTGTACGACGCAAGCGAGTTGCGGAACCGTTACAAGTCGGCAAAGGAAAGCGGCGCAAGTGAGGCAGAATTGGACGCCCTGCAAAATCAGATTATCGAAACGGAGTACCGGAACAACCCAACCCAATTGCAACGTATGTTGATATTGGCAGAATTGGAGCCGTACCGCCATTTGACCCGGAGCGAGGTATTGGATTTGTACGGGCGTAACTTAATCCCGGAGAATGAATTGCGTATAAAGTTGAATTTCGCTAACTTTGTCCGCAGGTTTGAACGGGAGAATACAAACATTTTGGAATTTGGAACGCAAATACCATTCGACCAAAAGATTTCAGTAATAACAAGTAAATTTAACGAGTATGCACGTAAAAACAGCAACTGAGGGTAAAACAAAGGACGTCGCAATTACCGACGTTACCCCCGAAAACTACATTGTACCGAGTAATGAACAACATTTGTATCATTGCGTTATTGAGGTACGCAAGTTTGACAGCGAAACGGGCAAACGCTTATCCGTTCCCCGTATCCAAAAGTTCGGCAAAAAGTCCTTTGAAAACGGCATTTTGGACGCACTGAAAAAACAGGGTTACACGATTACCGTATTGCACGACCCCAACGAGTACGTCAAGGCGCAAGCCGAGGAAAAAGCGGCACGAACCGCCGCACAGCAGAAAGCCGCCGAGGAAAAAGCCGCCGCCGATGCAAAGGCAAAGGCAGAAGCCGAGGCGAAAGCCAAAGCCGAGGAAAAAGCGGCGTTAAAGGCTGAAATTTTGGCGGAATTGAAAGCGGCGGGAGTTATCCCGGCGGAACCAGCCAAAGAAACCAAAGCCGATGCTAAGGCAAAGGCAGAAGCCGAGGACAAACCCGGAGCGAAAAAATAACAGAGTTTTAAACCATTAAAAATACGATTATGGCACAGATTGCACAGCAGGACAATTTGGTTATTGAAGTAACAACAACCGCCGCCGCATTGGATGACGCAACAAAGAAAAAGTTGATTGAATGTATTGAGGGCGGAACAATTACCGACGTAATTTTGGTAACAAAAGAGGCTGAAAAGAAAATCAGTCATGCACGTGTTGTTGGTTGGTTGGTTGACACAACCGGGGATTCGCCAAAATACACAATTGATATTATTAACGCAAACAGCGGAGCAGTAAAAGCAATCGCACTTAATTAATTCAAAGGGAAAGAATTATGTTAACGAGAGAAATTTTAGTTGCAAATGCGGCATTAGCCGGATTAACCGACGAACAAATTGCGGCAATTACAACATTGTCCGCCAACGACGAAAATAGCGTTATCGCCAAAAAGACGGGCGAAATTTACGGCGGATTGGATGCCGATATTTTGGCGGTGTCCGGTATCGCAAAGAACGGAACCGAAAAGACGTTTGATTACGCAAAACGTGTGGTCGCCGAGTTCAAAACCAAAGCGGAAAGCGCAAGCGCATTGCAAACCCAAATCGACAGTCTGACGAAAGAAAAGGCACGTTTGGAAAAGGCAATTGCCGACGGTGCGACCGATGCGGAAACGGCAAAGGCATTGAAACAGGCGAAAGCCGATTTAACGGCGGTAACAACGCAGTTTAACGACCTCAAAAGCAAGTACGATGAAGCCGAAAAGAAATTCCAAACGGAATTGTTCGGCGTTCGTATCGAGGGTGCATTGCAGACCGCAATCGCCGGGTTGAAATTCAAACCGGGATTGCCCGAAAGCGCAACAAAGGTTTTGTTAGCGCAAGCAATCGACAAAATTAAGGGTATGAATCCCGAATATATCGACGATGGCAAAGGCGGCAAAATCATTGCTTTTAAGGACGAAAGCGGCGCAATTATGCGTAACCCGAACAATCAGTTGAACCCGTACACCCCCGGCGACCTGTTGGCAAAGGAATTGGAAACAATGGGTATTTTGGATAAGGGACGCAAAGCCGGAGGCGGCGGAACGGTTCCCCCGGCGGGCGGTTCCGGCGGTGGTGGCGGAACAACCATTGACGTAACGGGCGCAAAAACCCGTGTCGAGGCTTACGAAGCAATCGCCGCAAACCTTATGGCGCAGGGCTTAACGGCGGGTTCCGAAAAGTTCGACGCCGCAATGAAACAGGCATGGCAGGACAACAATATTGCCGCATTGCCGGAAAAGTAAACAATCACGGGTAAAGGGTAAACCCGCATTTAATAACAATTAAATTTTTAACATTATGTCATTAGTAGCAACAAGATTGCAGAATTGGCGGATTGAAAACCCGGAATTAGACCGTAATATGACCCGCCCGTGTGAGTATGGCGCATTGGATTTTTTCATTGAGCAAACCAACGCCCCGTCCTCAATCATTAACCCCAATTTGCGTGACCGTGCGTTTGCGTCCATTGGTAACACGGTACAAGTACCCGTTATCAATTACGACGGCGATGTACAGGTTAGCAATGTCCGTTCGTGCGTTATCGCTGACGATGAAAATACGTCCGCATTGGTAACGGTTGTTTGGGCGACTTATGCCATTGGCTTTACAATGGTTCCCGCCGCCTACATGAACAACGAAATTTCCTATGAACACGACTTTTTGCGCAAAATGGAAAAGACGTGCCGGGCTTTGGCGGACAAATTGGACGTCGGAGCCGTTGCCGCATTGGAGGCAAACAAAACACATGTGTTCAAAACGTTGCTTAATTACACGCAGTCGGGCAATGTGGTACAGGTTCCAACCCAAATGGCGACCGAGATTTTGGGCGATATTAACCCGATTATGCGGGCTAACTGTTACCCGGAATATATCCACATTATCGCCAACGCCGGGGTTGATAGCCTTATCCGTAAACTTGCGCAACATGGCGTTTATAACGACGTAAACAAGCGCATGGAGTACGACAACAAGGTTTTGCACTACACGAACAACGTAACCGACGAAGAGGGCAAAATGGGAACAATGTTTGCCGTTGCTGACGGTAATGTTGGTATCCTTACACGTGTTGATCGTGAAGCATTACGCCGCACCCGTGCGAATTTCCACGAATGGGACGTTGTACGTTTGCCGTACATTGATTTGCCCGTTGGTTCGCACTATTACACCGCCGTTGGCGACCAGTCCGCAATCATGGGCGACGCAACCGCCGATTTGACGTGCGCCGTTAAGGAGTATTTCGGATTTTCCGTTGACGTGGCGTATATGGTTGCTTACAACAGCAACCCGGATACCGTTGCAAACCCGATTATCAAAGCCGAGATTGCCGCCCGCAATCCGAACGAGCCGTTGGGTATGCCCGTATATGTAACCAACGCAGCGGAATTTCCCGCCGGGGGTGCAGGCGCATAAGCCGGAAAACGGAACAATTATTTAACCGAGGGGATGGGGTGGTTATCCCCACCCCCTTTTTAATTCGTTGATATGGAGACTTGGAAAGTAATAAACGATTTCCCTAATTACGAAATAAGTAATTTCGGAAATATACGCAATAAAACAAAATTGCTTAAAATAGTTCCAAATAAACAGGGCTATAACATTGTAGTGTTATGTAATGGTATTCGTAAAACAATAAACGTTCATCGTTTAGTTGCGGCGGCTTTTGTCCCCAATCCCGAAAACAAACCATGTGTTGACCATATCGACGGCGACCGAGCCAATAACCATGCGGACAACTTGCGTTGGGTGACAGCAAAAGAAAATTGTAATAATCCAATAACAAAATCCCGCTTACATAAAAAGATTGGCGTATATATGACGGGGCGATTAGGCGGATTGCACCAACGAGCGAAAGAAATTGCGATGTATTCCGCTTGTGGCGATTTAATAAAAACCTTTTTATCCGTAAAAGATGCACAACGGGAAACGGGTTTGAATGATAGTAATATTATTAAATGTTGCAAGGGAATAAAAAAGACTTGCGGCGGTTATATTTGGGCTTATGTATAGACTTAAAGAAATACAGGACGCATTATTGCACGTCGTCGGGTGGGAACAATCATACGACCCGGCAAAGGCGATAGACGACAATTTAACGCAGACGGAAAGCGGTTTGACGTTTCAAGGTGCGCATCCCCTTGTTACTTTGGATAATGTCCGGGCAATCGTCCCGGATGATTTCGTTTTTCAATATCCGGTTTGGAATATGATAACGGAATACAAAGCCGGGGCAAAGGTTCGCCACAACAACAAAGTTTGGATTGCGGAACGGGACAACCAAAACGAGGAACCGACCGAAAGCGATTTTAACGACGATTACGCCAACCCCTATTGGCAACCGTACAATTTCATTTCCGATTATTTGGAGCGGTTAACCCGTAACGGTATTGCGCAAATGGTACAAACATTCACGCAAATAAAGGGATTAGATAAGGAAACAAAGAACCTGTTGGAGCGGCGCACGTTCTTTGACGGTGCGGGACGTATCCGGGCGACGTTGCCGAATAATCATAAATTAGTCGGGTTTGAAATTGTCCCGGTTCGTTCTATGGGCGTAACAATGAAAATCGAACAAATCGGGTTGCAAATGACGGGCGCAACCGGGGTTGTTCGTATGTATCTTTTCCATTCGTCCCAAATTGACCCGATAAAGACGTTTGATTTGAATTTTACGCAGACAAACGGCGGTTTTCAATGGTTCCCCTTGAAAGATTGTTATTTGCCGTATATCAGTACCGGAAACAACGCCGGGGGGTCGTGGTTCCTTTGTTACAACCAAAACGATTTGCCCGCCGGGATGCAGGCAATTAACATGACAAAGGATTGGAGCCGGGAGCCGTGCGGGACGTGTACGGGTTACGTTGATTTGGAGCGTTGGCGGGAAATAACCAAGTATTTACAGGTATCCCCGTTTATGATGAACGCCCCGGAAACATTCGACGAATACCCGGAGTTGTGGGATATTGCGTTGACGATGTACACCAATACGCAGAATTACGGGTTGAATTGCGAAATAACCGTTGGTTGCGACCTAACGGATTTTATCATTAAGGAAAAGCAGATTTTCCAAACGGTTATCCAACGACAGGTCGCCGCAATCATGTTGCGCACGTTGGCAATGAACCCCGATGTTAAGGTAAACCGGAACCAAGTAAACGCAACCCGGTTGGAAATTCTTTACGAATTGGACGGCAACGTTGAGGGTCGCCCCGGCGGTTTGGGTTATGACCTTAAAAAAGCATACGAGGCGTTGCGGTTGGATACGCAGGGTATCGACCGTATTTGCCTTACTTGTAATAACCACGGCGTAAAATACCGGACAACGTAAGATTATGGCGGGGTTAAATTCAATACAGGATTTACGCAACCGGGTTGCAACGTTCAACAACGGGTTATCGTCCGGCGCATACATTCAACAAATCATTTGGGACAATGACGCCTATATTGTTGATATGAACGCCGAGGAACAATTGTTTGAACAGGGTATTAACCGTTTGGGCGTGGATATTATGGATTACGCCCCGTATTCGCCGTTGACGATAGCCATAAAGGAGGAAAAGGGACAACCGACAAACCGGGTAACGTTACGGGATACCGGGGATTTTGAAGCGTCGTTTTTTTTGGAAGTCGGCGACAAACAGTTTGAAATAAAAGCATCGGATTTCAAAACGGAGGACTTAATAAAAAAGTACGGGCGGCAAATATTGGGATTGACGGACGAAAATATTGCGGCGTTGATTTGGCAATATATATTCCCGGACTTAATGAAGAAAGCAAAAAACGTATTATATGGCAACGAATAAGAGAACAACCCCTATTATCCCCAACCCGGTTTTAATCGACCGGGTTTTGGGGAACATACAAACCGGGTTAATGGATAACGTCGATTGGTTGGACGTTGCATTTGGGCGGGCGCAACGTATCGCCAAAGTGATACAGGGCAAACGCTATTATACCCCGAACGTATATGCGGGCGGGACGGAATGGAGAGGCGACAACGATTATATCGACGTTTCCCCGGATGCCAATATTGGCAATTTTTCGTTCTTTTGGATAGACGACCCGCAAACGGTCGGTTGGGTTCCCAAAGAGCAAAGCGAGATTAAAGCCCCGTTTTCCCTTATTGTTTGGTTCGATTTGCGCAAGGTTTACCCCGGTCAACTCAACAACCGGAATACCGAGGCATTGAAGAACGAAATATTGACCGTCCTAAATGGCGGTTTTTGGCTGAAAGACGGGACGATTGTAATAAACCGGATTTATGAGTTGGCGGAAAACGTGTACCGTGGGTTTACGTTGGACGAAATAGATAATCAATTTTTAATGCACCCGTTCGGCGGTTTTCGCTTTGAGGGTGTATTGTCAGTTAATCAACCTTGTAACATTTAACGATATGGTAACTTTCATTATTTGGGTTTTGGTCGTGGCAACCGTGGCGGCGTTCCTGTTGACCCTGTTAAAAAAGTGGGGCGTTATTGAGTACGTCCAAGTTCACGGCAACGACTTTTTTGTTAAGATGTTCAATTGCGGCTTTTGCTTATCATGGTGGGCGGGGGTCGTTTTGTCCGTCCTGTTTGCTATATGCACCGGGAACCCGGCATTGTTATTGGTTCCGTTTTGTTCAACAGTCATAACCCGCATACTCTTATGAAAACGACAAAGATAGGGGAACGGGCGGTTGTGTTGTACGATAGTATCGACGAATTGCCAATTTTGCGATTTCACGCATATAACAAAATGTTGCTTATCGACGCCGGGGTTGGGTCGGATTTGAACGATTGGGATGCGCATATTGAAAAGGCAATCCGGTTTATCCGAAAGGAAAAGCCGGATTTGGCGGAAAAGGAATTGGATAATTTGCGGCAAAACGTTTATTTCGTCCAATCCGCCATATCGCCAAAGTATTTGGCGTTTGCCTGTTTGGTTAAGTCCGTGGACGGAACCGAATACAACGATATGACGGCGGACGGTTTGCAAAAGGTATTGGATTTATTCGCCGATGCACCGAACGCCGAGTTGACCGCCCAATTGGAAGCGGTCAAAAAAAAAATAGATGAAGAATTGCAATTGTATTTTCCTAAACTATTCGACGATGCCACGGTTAAAGAGTATTACGACCAATTGAAGCAACGCACGATGTTAATGTTGGATGCGATAATACAGGGGGACGAAAGCGACAAACGGGCGGAAATAGACCATATTACGACGTTGTTGTTGACTTATACAAAACCCCAATCGTTTAGCGGGTCGGATAGCATGGAAATACAATACGACAAGCAGTTTGAAAATATGTGTTTGATGTTGTCCCAACATTTGCACGTAAACCCAAAATCGTTTACCGTATTGGAGTATTACAACGCATTTGAGTACATTAAACAGGCGACAAAGCCAAAGAACCCGAAAGCGGGGCGAAATTAGCCCGTTTCCGGCGTTGTTTGGTTCCGAAGGGTAAATTGTATTACCGAGAAAAGAAAATTGAAATACGGACAAATTTCTCGAAAATAACAAAGTAATAATTGGCGTTATGACAGACAATAACAACCCGATAAAATATAGTGATTTGGTAAAGCCGGATAATTCGATTACCGACCTTATCAACCAATTAGACCAACTTTCCGACGCCTATATGAACACTCTAAAAAACATAAAGAGTGAGGCAATAAGCGTTCGGGCGGCATTGGCGGGCGTATCCGGGGCGACCGAGGACGGGCGCAAAACCATTAAGGGCGCAACAACCGATACCGACCGTTTGACCCGTGCCGCACGGGATTTGGCATTTGCGGAAAGCGAGAACGCAAAGCGGTTGGCAGAATTGAAGCAAGCCCAAAAGGAGGCGAACGAAATAAACAAACTTGTTGTCAAAATCAACCAATCCGCCGAGGGTTCATATAACAGGTTATCGGCGCAATATTCCCTTAACAAAATCTTTCTTAACAATATGACGGTTGAGGAAAGGGAGGCGACCGAGGAGGGGCGCAAGTTGGTTGCGGAAACAAAAGCGATTTACGAAGAAATGAAGCGGTTACAGGAGGCAACCGGGAAAACTTCGTTAAACGTGGGTAACTATTCCGATGCCGCCAAAGGTTTGACAACGCAGATAGAAAACCAAACAAAGCAATTGGCATTGTTGAGGTTGGAGGGCAAACAAGGTTCCGACGAATATAACCGTTTGGCAAAGGAAACCGCCATATTACGGGATGCGGTCAAAGATGCAACAAAAGAAATAACCAACATGGCGTCGGATACGTCAACGTTGGATAGTGTGTTAGGATTGGCGGCGGGTGCGTCCGGGGGCTTTGCAGCATTTACCGGGGCAATGGAATTGTTCGGGGCGCAAAGTGAGGACGTACAAGAGGCGCAAAAGAAGTTACAGGCGGCAATCGCTATTACGACCGGAGTACAGGCGATACAAAATGCCGTGCAAAAGCAATCGGCGGTTATGTTGGGTATTTCCCGTATCCAAATGGCAGCATTGAGCAAAGCGCAAGTTTATAACCGCCTTGTTACCATGCAGGGGACAAAGGCGACGTTGGCGGCGACCGTGGCGCAAAAGGCGTTCAATCTTATTGCATCCGCCAATCCTTACGTCCTGTTGGCTTTGGCATTAGTTACCGTTGTCGGGGCGTTAGTCCTGTTTGCGTCCAATACCGACAAATCGGCAAAGAACCAACAGAAGTTGAACGAAGCGCAAAAGGTTTGGTTGGACTATTTGGAAACCGAGGCAACCGAAATGAACCGAGTAAGCAACGAGCGTGTCGCCCAATTGAACCGGGAATTAAACGTTGCCAAAGCCCGAAACGCTTCATTGTCCGAAACCCGAAAGATTGAGGACGAAATATTGGAGGAACGCACAAAGGCGCACAACAAATCGGTCGGTTTTTACGGGCAAGAATTAGACGATTTAGAGGCGAACCGGGCAAAGTTGAAACAATTACATGAAATGTTATTGCAGGTCAACACAGCCAAAGCCCGTGGCGATAGTAAAATTAGAATTGACGTCGATTTGGACGGTAAGATTGACAAAGTAAAGGTTGATGATGCAATTGACGCAATACAGGGGCAAATCGACAACGTGGGACGTGCCGTTGATATTGCCGTTAATCTGAAAACCGAGGGGGCGGATTTGGACGCCGAAAGGAAAATACAGGCGGCACAACGTCAACAGGAAAACCGGAACGCCGCCAAAGCGGAAACCGATATTTTGCGTAAAGCCGAGGACGTCCGGATTGCCTTAATAAAAAATTCGTTCGACCAACAGAGGGCGCAACGTCAAGCCGCCAACGCCCGTGCGATTGCGGATATACAATTGCAGTTGCGCACGGAGGCGAATTTGACGACTAAAGCCCGCAAAGCTTTGAACGACCAAATTACGGCGTTACGTCAACAGTTAGCAAAAGATATGGTCGATATTGCCAACCAACAACGGGCGGCGGAATTGGCGGCGGAACGCACCACGCAGGACGCCCAAATTGCGCTTATGGCAGAGGGGGCGGAAAAGCAACGGGAACAATTACGGGTCGAATATGAAAGGCAGATACAGGATATAATAACCCGGTTGGAAACCGAACGGGGATTGACCGAAAAACAGGTTGAGGAATTATATAACCAACAAATTCTTTTGCAAGAGCAGTACGCAAAGCAGTTGGGCGAATTGAACGACCAAATAACAATAGACCAAATGCAAAGGGAGGCAGACCGGACGCAATTACGTTTAGACGCCGCCCGTGAGGGTTCGCAGGAGGAAATAAATTTGCGTATCCAATTGTTACAGCAACAACGGGCAATCGAGTTGGCGCAAAACAGGCAGTTAGCCGAGGACGTCCGCCAAAACGAAGCGGATATAAACGCCAAATACGATGCGCAAATACTGAAACAGACAACCGAGTTGAACCAACAACGGGCGTTATTACTTTTCGACCAACAACAGGCGTTGGAGGCGTCGGAGTTCGATTTGTTGCGTAATTCCGAGGAACGCAAAACCCGGTTCCGGTTGGCGCAAGAAAAGGCACGTTTGCAAAAGATTTTGGAGTTGAACAAAACCGCCGGGGTCAAAATGACGGAACAGGAGGTTAAGACAATCCAAAACACAATTGCCAAAATCGACCAAGAGATTGAGAAAAGCAAAGGCGACGAACGGGGCAACGATATATACGGTTTGTTTGGGCTGAATTTGGACGACGACCAAAAGGAGGCAATAAGTACGTCCGTATCCTTTGCAATGGAGCAATTACAGGTATTTTTAGATGCGAAATTGCAAGCCGCCGAAGCCGCCGTAAATGCCGCCGACAAAGAGGTTGAAAGCGCACAACGCGCGTTGGACGCCGAAAGGGAAGCACGGGCGAACGGTTATGCCTCAAACGTGGTTATGGCACAAAAGGAGTTGGATTTGGCAAAGCGGAACCAAGAAAAGGCGTTGAAAGAGCAACAGAAAGCGCAAAAGGCACAACAGACAATACAGACAATCCAACAAATCGGAAACCTTGTAACGGCGTCCGCTTTGATTTGGTCGCAATTGGGGTTCCCGTTCGCAATCCCGGCAATCGCTGTTATGTGGGCTTCATTTGCCGCCGCCAAAATTAAAGCCGCACAAATGAGTAAAGCCGCCGAGGGTTCGGAAAGTTACGGCGATGGTACGGTTGAATTGTTGGCGGGCGGTTCCCACCAATCCGGGGACGACGTGGATTTAGGAACCAAACCGGATGGAACCCGGAGGCGTGCCGAGGGCGGGGAATTTTTCGCCGTTATCAATAAACGTAATTCCCGCCGTTTCCGTCGTTTAATCCCGGACGTAATAAATAGTTTGAACCGGGGAACATTCCCCCAAAAGTACCTTAATGCCTACAATACCGACGGCATTAATGTAACGGTTCAACAAAATAACGCACCGGATTTGCGGGATTTAAAAGACGATGTAAGGGAGATTAAGGAACAAAACCGCCGCCGTCGTTACGTCGATGGCAACGGCAATGTTATTGAGGTTTACAAGAATTTGACACGTAAAATTAAAAATTGATATGAACCCGATTTATAGACATTCATTTGTAAATGCGTTTTTAGCGAACGGGGCGATAAGTAACACAACCGGGAACATAAACGGGAATAATACAAATTTCTATTATACCCGTACTTTTGTCCCGGTTGGGAATGTGTACCCCCGCAAATTGTTTCAGAATTACACCCCGCAAGCCGGGGGCGCATTTTACGATAGCAATAAAAAGATTATCGGCGGTTGGGGAAGCGACCCGACCGCCACAAATACGGAATTTGATATACCGAGCAACGCCGCATATATCCGGTTTAATGTAAGCAAAGCGCAATACGCCAACGGGACGGCATGGTTGAGATTGGGAACGTTGGACGCCCCGAACGTCTTACAAGGTCAAACCGTGCATCCGATTTATAAGGACGATTTGGCAAAGGAGTACGAATTAGAAACCAACCAACGGTTTTATCGTGCCAAATTATCCGGCAAAATTACCTTTGTCCGGGATGATTACGACTATATAAACCGTCAATCGTTCGACAATGAATTTTTGTATTGCATTGAAAAGAGCGACGACGGCGGGCGTACATGGTTCCAATACTTTCAAGGCAAGTTTATGAAAACCGATTGTACGTTTACGGATTACGATAAAAAGGTTGTTGTACAACCGGACGCAATCGACGATTATAACGACGTGTTGGCGGGATTGGAAAAGGAATACAATTTAATAACGTTAGCCCCGACAATCCAACGGATAACGATAAACAAGCGTCCATTAATTCAAATATACGTTCCGGGGGATAGTGTTGTTTCTTGTTTTTTGGGCGGTACGAATTGGGAACAAGACGCAAACGCCACGACCGACCAAAACGCATTAATACAAACCTATCATTTTGCACTATGTGATATTTTGAAAGAAATACAAATTACGTCGCACGGTTCCCCGGCGGTAATAGCCGGGCTTTATACCGGGCGAATGGCGACGGGTGCAAGTGCGGACGTTTTCGAGGGTAAATTATACCCGGAATTAAATGTAAATTATTATATCTATATTTCACAACAACGAATTGCGGGCGGGCTACCTCTTGGGTTAGCAGATGTTGAGATACGCCGCCGTTCTGATGATGTGGCAATGTTCCGGTACAAAAAGATAACAGAAGAACCTTTTGATACGTTGGAATTTGATTTAACCGCCGTTGAGGGTTCCGGGGCAACCGGGACAATGCACGCCGATATGAAAAGTTACAATATATATGCCCGGTATTTGTGCGATGTGGAGAAAATCGACGACCTTAATACATATCCATTGCCCGCCGATGATATAGTTGATAATAACCGTAATTATAGGCGTGCGATTGGTTACGCAATCAACGTGGCGTTTATTTCAAACAACTTTTCAGATACCCCGACCGAGTGGGGATTAGCGGACAACGGAAAGTATTTTGCGCCCCCTTATTCCATATACGGACAAACGTTTTATCCAATCGCCCGGTCAACGTGGCGTTATGCATCGTTGTGGTTTGGGTTTTATTTGATGGATTGGTTATTAGAGGAAAAAGCAAGGAAAGAATATACTTTGCGGGATGCGTTCCCGGTTGCGTCTTGTATATCCGTTTTGCTCAATCAGATTGCACCGGGTATAACACACGCAGCCACGGCGGAATACAGTCAATTTTTATACAGCGGTAACAACCCAATATCCGGGTTGAATTTCCGTTTGCTTGTATCACAGAAAACCAATATTATAAACGGGGAATATCAGCAACCCGCACAAAAAGCCCCGACGACCTTACAACAATTTACCAATATGTTACGGGATTGTTTTAAATGTTATTGGTTCATTGAGGACGGCAAATTTAAAATCGAACATATCCAATATTTCCGCAATGGCGGTTCCTATTCCGGCGGGGCTATAATAAGCCACGATTTGACAAAGGAATTGAATTTGCGCAACGGGAAACCGTGGGCGTTCAATACGTCGGAATATTCGTTTGATAAGGTCGATTTGCCGGAACGTTACCAATTTGAATGGATGGACGACGTTACGGCGGCTTTTGAGGGATTGCCGATACAAGTAATTAGCAAGTATGTAACGCCCGGAAAGGTTGAGGAAATTAATATATCAAATTTCACGTCCGATATTGATATGATGTTATTAAACCCCGGCAACATGAGTTCCGACGGGTTCGCCTTGTTTGCCGCCGTTCCGCCAACGTCCGGGTCGCAATGGATATTGCCATTTACCCGCCAAACAATAAACGGCGTCGAATACTTTTTGCAAAACGGATATTTGGCGTTTATCAATTTGCAATCCCCGTATTGGATGTATGATTTACCCGCCCGTCGTGTATCAATAAACGGTTCCGAGGTTTACGCATACGGTATTGAGAGAAAGAAGAAACAAACGTTTAGTTTTCCGGCAAATGACGACCCAAACCCGATGCAATTAATAAAAACCTTTATTGGTACGGGGCAAATCGAGAAAATAAGCATAAATTTGTGCAGTAGGATGAATAAAATAACGGTTAAATATGATACAGAGTAATAATAATTTATCAGTGTTGCCTTTTTACACCAATGTAAATTGGCAGAACGCAAAAAAATCTTATGCGTACGGGGACGTGTACCCGTTGGCAACGCCAATTCGCCGAATGTTGCCGTTTCAAGTGTTAAGGAACACCCGTGCCAACGGGATTGCGTCGGTATATCTGTATAACAAAAAGGGAACACGGGTTGCGAACCTTACGCAACAAATGACGGAAACCGGGTTGAATATACAGAGATACGCCGCATACGGTTATGACCTTATCGTTTACAATGGATTGTTACCCCTGACGTATGAAGCCCCGCAAGGGCGTTATTATATTGTCATATCGGACGGCGTGCAGTCTTTTACAAGCGATATTTTTACATGGACGTACGACGTTTCCGGTATGATGCGGATACAATGGTGGGACGACGAACCGTTGATTTTTCCAAGCGGGGCAATATTTTACGACGGGTTATTTAAAAACACGTTGTACATTTGCGCCGAATTGGGAAAACCGGAATATCCATTTGAGGAGGAGGGCGAAAGCCGGGACGGGTATTTTTTCCCGGAAAAACAAGTATCATACAAAACGTATCGTACCATATTTTTAGCCCCGGAATATCTTTGCGACGTAATGCGTACAATCCGTATGAGTGATTACGTTACGGTTGATATTGACGGGCAACACTATGAATGTGATACGTTTTTGATTACCCCCAAATGGCAAACACAAGGCAATTTAGCGTCCGTCGAAATTGAATTTACGACTGATACGGTTATAAAGAAAATCGGACGGGGATTTTTACCTAACAATAAGGGCGATTTTAACAAGGATTTCAATAATGATTTTAACAACAACGATTAAGTTATGGCAAATTACGCAGATTTAAAAGCCGCCGTAAATGCGGTTATCAAAACCAACGGCAACCAAGCGATTACCGGACAGGTTTTGCAAAATGTTTTGAATACCATTATTTCGACGATTGGCGAAAATGCCACGTTGAAAGGTATTGCAGTACCAACAACTAATCCCGGAAACCCAGATGCAAATGTTTTTTATTTAGCAATACAATCAGGAAATTATGTAAATTTCAATAATTCTTTTGTAGGGTATGGCGAAATAGCTATTTTATATAATGAAAATTCGGGTTGGAATGTATCTAAACTACCAATTTTAAACGCTTTATTTCCCGTTTCTATTAGCATTGCTAATTCGTATTTAAACAATTCGGGAGCCATTATTAGTGATGCAACCGGATATTCGATTAGTGATTATATTAATATTTGGGAGAATAACGATTATTTTATTTACAATCTTAATTTAGGTACGTCCAATGTTAATATTTGCTTTTACGATAAGAATAAGAAATTTGTTAGTGCTGTTAATAGTTCGGTGTTTAATGGTTCGGTAACAACGCCAACAAACGCACGATATATGAGATTGAGTGGCACAACAAGTTCTGTTACTATTAGCCAAATTATTCCTAAAACTAATACGGGAATATCCGATACATTAGGTTACAAACAGGATATTTGGAGTTCTGATAATGACATAACCCGTAAAGTGCTTATTGCCGCAAAAGATTTATACGGAGATATATTTACATTCAATGGGTTCCTTAATGCGTCCGGCACAATTAACGGGGCTGATAATTTTAAGACGTCCGATTTTTTACAGTTGGATGGCAATAACATTACAGGTATCGCCACAACTTATGGCGCAAATGTTGCCTCTTTTGCTTACTATGACGCAAACAAGGTGTTTATACGCATTGGTCAAGTAAACACCGAATTATTTACCATCAGTCAGTCGGATATTCCCGAAAATGCAACATATATACGTGTTTGCGTGCGTAATAATCAATTAAATTACGCCTTTGTTATTGGCGTAAAATATTCGTTATTAGATGCGATAAAAGCATTGCAGCCCAAAGTGAATACGGACTATCTCGTTTACTCTAACAATCTAAAAGATGAGGCATACAAATTGCCGGAGGGGACAAAAATATATTCAGCGGATGGAACCGTTGAGCCGGATTTGAGTAATTACGGGCAACCGGGTAAAATATTGGCTATTCCTTTTCCGTGGACAGGTGCGAGAAAAGACAGCCTTTTTATTAGGTTCAAGGTCAAGTTTAACGATGATATGAATGTTAGGAATCCGGCGTTAGATTATTCAGATGCTAATAATTATCTTAATTTCGGCGCATTTGAAAGGACTACCGTATCGGCATTGTATAGGTTGAGATTTATTGCACGCCCGGAGGCGTTGACGGGTGCGGCGAATAACGGCATTGTTTCGTTGTATCCGTCAACAAAATTAGGTACTGCCAATTATAATAAGAGCGGAATAAATGTAAGTGTATTTGATAATGTGAGTAACAAAACAATAGCGGGTGGGTTGGCATTAAAAATACGCATTGTAGATAATTCCAATACAAATGTATTTGTATCAAACAAAGATGGCATATTGAAAGTATATGATAGTGTTACGAACGTAACTATTACGCAATATGTATTGGCGAATTATGCTACTATGGATGCTCTATATAATGCCATGAAAACCGACAGTGCAATAACTTGCGATTTTTACGGCTTAACAGGTAGAACGCCGTCGGAATTGCAGGAATTTGACGGCGTGCGCATGGTGTCCGTTAGGAATTGTAAATTTTACGACGACAACGGCAATCTCATTAAAACGGAAAGTGTCAACGATAATGCCTATATATATATACGTTATAAAAATGATGAAAATTGGCATACAGTTGAAATAATTGCAGATAGTTCTATTTCTAATGGATTGTTATGTAGCGTTATTGACGGCATGACGCAGAATAGCTTTACGCAACGTTCGGTTAGCGAGTTGATGGCGTCGGATAGTTATTTATTTTTAGGCGGACGTCCGGCGGATGGTGTAACCGTAAATTGTTCATTCAAAGATTTAGAGGTTAGATATAACAATTTGGGCGATAATGAGGTTTTTACGGGGTATTTTGCCGCAAACAAACCAACGGTTATTACAGAATGGACGCCACGCCTTTATTTGATGATGGCGCATACTATGATGAATACAACAGAAGATGAACCCATAACAGGCGCACGTCAAAGTGTTGATACGGTAGCATCAATATTAGATTATGCAAAATCAAAAGGGTATAAGCCAATAACAATGGAAGATATATTTGTATATCTAAAAACAGGATATTCCCCTGTTAAACGTGGTGTATGTATCATGTACGACGATTGGCAAATGCCCGTATATTTGAATGATAAATACAAAAAAATACATACGCAATTTGGCATGAAACCATGTTTAGCATTATACGAAAATGTACAGGAACCAAATTATGAATATGGCGGGGTTACTTATGAGAAAAAAGAGTTGGCATTGCGACTAATTCGTGAGGGTTGGAGTATATCGCTACATGGACAAAATGAGGTTTTCGGCGATGTTTCATGTGATGAAATACAGCGACTTTTAAAATTGTATAAAGACAAAGGAAACCAACTCAATTTCCCCGTTCGATACTTAACCTATGGTTTTGGCTCAACAAATGCAATGGTTAATTCCGAGGTTATGGAGGCGGGTTTTGATTTGGGAGTTATGACCGAAGCAACGACGTCTTTATGGTTACGACGTGGTACGCCTGCATGGTATGTGCCACGAATAAGCATCAAAAACGGTAGAACCATAGATTTTTACAAAACGTTTTTCCAATAACAATATTCCCGGACGGTAAAGGGCAAACCGTCCGTGATTAACCATTTAAACACGTATGCAAGAACGTAACATTATCAACGGAACAACCACGGCGGTTGACAACCGCACGGAATTTATGTTGTGCGAGATTATAAAGCAATAACCAAAACGGGGGCGGTTTACCGCCGCCCCTTAACTCTTTATTTATGGACGATATGGATAAAATTTTTAGTTGGGAACAATGGCGTATGATATTCGTCACGACCGCAAGCCCGTTATTTGCATATCTGACCCCGACGGCGGGGTTTATGTATGCGTTAGTTATTATGTTTGCGTTCAACATTTGGGCGGGAATGAGGGCGGACGGCGTGGCGATAAGGAATTGCAAACGCTTTTCGTTCCATAAGTTTAAGAACGCATTGGCGGAATTGCTTTTGTACGTCGTTATTATACACGTCATTTATTCCGTTATGTTGCAATGTGGTGACGACGGGGCGGCAATGATTGTTATTAAGTCGCTTACATACGTGTTCATGTATGTATATTTGCAAAATGCGTTTCGCAACTTAATTAAGGCATACCCGAAGAAAATAGCCTTACGGATAATATACCATGTTATCCGGTTGGAATTTACACGGGCGTTGCCGTCTTATTGGCAACCAATAATCGAGCGTTTCCAAAAGGAAACCGATGACGATATTATTAACGATAAAGAAAAGGAGGTAAGAAAATGAAACCTATTGTTATTTTAGACAACGGACACGGCGAAGAAACCGCCGGGAAACGTTCCCCGGTTTGGGGCGACGGTTCCCAATTGTTTGAATGGGAGTTTAACCGTGACATTGTACGCCGTATTGCGGCGATGTTAAAAGCCGATGGCGTAAAGTTTGAAATTTTGGTACCGGAGGACAACGACGTATCATTATCGGAACGTTGCCGCCGTGCTAACGTGATATATGACGATTGCGGGCAGAACGCCGTATTGTTCAGCATACACGGGAACGCCGGAGGCGGCACCGGATGGGAATGTTATACAAGCGTCGGCAAAACGAAAGCCGATGAAATTGCAACCGTCCTTTGTAATGAGGCAGAAAAGGAGTTTGCCCCGGATGGTTGGAAAATGCGTTTCGACCATTGCGACGGCGACCCGGACAAAGAAAGCCAATTTTATATTCTGAAACATACGGTTTGCCCGGCGGTATTATCTGAAAATTTCTTTTTTGATAATGAAAAGGATTGCCGTTTTATGATGAGCGACGACGGAAAAGAAAGGATTGCAAAGGTACATTTTGAAGCAATAAAGAAAATTGTATGAAAAAGTATTTGATTTGGGCGGCAATCATTTTGGCGGTTGCCGCCGCCTTTTGGGTGCAACACGTCAAAATAAAGAGGTTGACCGAGGAACGGGACAGATACCGGAGCAATACCGAAATACTATTGCAGGACGTCAAGACGTACCAAACGAAAGACAGTTTGAACGCAATCAAAGTCGGGAATTTGGAGTTGTCATTGGCGGAATACAAAAAGTACCGGGCGGACGATTTGGCGTTGATAAAGACGTTGCAGGCAAAGAACCGGGATTTGGAACGGGTTACAACAACCCAAATGGAAACAATCAACGAATTGCGGGCAACCGTCCGGGATAGTGTTGTATATTTGCCCGGCGATACGGTTACGACCATTTTACGATGCGTCGATATTGTCGAACCGTATTTTGAGTTGCACGGATGCGCCACACCGGACGGACAATTTACCGGGACGCATATAAACCGGGATAGTCTGTTGATTGTCGAAACGGTGCAATACAAACGTTGGTTGGGTTTTTTATGGAAAACCAAAAAGATAAAGAACCGGGAAATTGATGTTGTAAGTAAGAACCCGGCAACAAAAATATTGGGCGTTGAGTTCGTAACCATAGAAAAGTAACTTTTATTGTTCATAATACCGGGAAACGGGGATTGGAACCAAACGTTGCAACCCCGTTTTTGTTTTTGCCCGTTTTTAGCCCCGTATTTCGATTATTTTGTTTGAATGGATAAAGTACCCACCCCGGCAAATAAAGTGGCTTAAAATGAAAATTCGCCAAAAATAACTTTGCGGGGAGCCAAAAGAACCGTTTTTTGTCCGCAAATCGAAAATAAAAGAAAATTCTTTTGGTAGTTAAAATAAAATGCCCTATCTTTGTGCCATGTTAATAAAACGACCGGGCGTTTTCCCGGCAACAAAAAGAGCGATACAATGAAGCCCGAAGATATTTACAACGGTTTGGAATATACAACAAAAGAAATTAACCGTACTTTCAAAATCAAAGTAAACGGCTTGTTCAACGGCAAAAAGATTAACACGTTGGTTGGCGTTTCCGGTTTGATTAAGTTAGTAGGCGTTGAAATGGCGAACAAATTATTGCGCCGTGCTTTCCGTTGTGTCAAAGACGCCGAACATTGTAAGTTGCGCCGGGGTTTGAAAATATCCTTTTATTATTACTAATCCGACCGGGCAAAGGGTCGATTGGCAAACGCCGAGTTGCGCCGATGTAAGATTGAAGCGCACCGATATTTTGATGAATTGTACAAACGTGGACTAATGAGGCGACGGGAGGCGTACAAATGGTTATCCGACCAATTGGGATTACCCCCGGAATATACGCATATTGGAATGTTTAACCCCGAAACGTGCGCAAAGGTCGTGGACGTTTCAAAAAAGTATTTATTAACCATGCGATTTGCATTAAGACGACAGGATAAAATAAAAGCGCATTTTGAACCCAACGGGGACGAAATGTTGAACCGGATAAAAGAGAGTTTAACCCGGTTTTTTGCCGCCGACCGTTCGGAGTTCCCGGAGGGATTGCGGGATATTGAGGACGATTTTAACCATTATCCCGGCGACCCGTACCCGACCATTGCAGTAAATGACGTTGGCGACCCCGACCGAATGATTGAATTTTATGTTACCGGGCAACAATACGACGTTTACCATTTGGCATTTAAGGGATTTATAAAGGGTTAAGATTATGGGAGCGATAAAAAGGAAATGCGATAATTGCGGCAAAGAGTACAACGCCGATACCCGCAATTTGCGTCGGGGTTGGGGGCGTTGTTGTTGTAAGAGTTGCGCCGCCCAATTGAGAGAAAAGAGAAAGCCGGGATATAATCCGAAACGGGTTGCAATAAATAACGTCCGGCGTCAATGTTGGACGGATTGCCCGGAAACGGAACGTTACCCGTTTAGTTATGACGGGGCGGATTTCGACCAATGGGGAGATTGCGAATTTGGAATACATGATTAAAACGAGAATATGGAAAGCGTAATTATTGAGGAAATAACCGACCAAACGGGATATTATGGCGATATATACCGATTTTGTTATTGTGCGGCGCAAATGGCGTTAGAAAAGATGAACCCCCGGACGTAACAGATACGCCGGGGGTTCGGTACGCAGTAACCGAGAGCGATTTTTGGTAATGCGGTATTGCAAAGGTAGGTTAAAAATCGGATATTTAACGCACCCGGCAAAAATGATTTCGCAAAACAAAGAATATATTTTTGGTAATTAAAAAAAATATTTCTACCTTTGCAGAACAAAAGATTAACAGCCTACCCGGAGGGATACCGGGAAATGATATGAAAATAAAAGAAAGTGAACAATTAAAGATGTTGGCGACCGAAAGCGGGAAAACAGCCAACCAAGTATCCGAAACAATCGTTACGGAGTTAATCAACAAACAGATTATCAAGAACATAAGCGACAATTGGGGGTTCCCGGTCGCCGATTGTTACGAACGGGATGTTACCGTTGTGGAAATGGTGGACGTTATCCGGGCAATTGGTATTTACCCGGTTCGTTCCGTCCATTTGGACGCCCTGTTGGAATGTGTATTGATTGGCGACGATGATTGCCCGGAGTGTGGCGGGGAAATGGAGGTTACAGACGGCGAGTATAGACGTACCGGAGGCGACGGATATTTGACCCCGCCGGAATATAGCCCGATTTGGGAGGAAAAAACGTGCCGCAATTGCGGATACAAAGAGAGCAACGAACCAAGTTATTAACAAAAAAATTTAAGTTATGGCATTGAGATTAAGAGTAAACGAAGCAATCGCCCGTTCCGAGGCGAACGGGAAAAAGGTTTTGAAAAAAGACATTGCCGCCCGTCTTTTTGAGGGTGCAAGCGAGAGCGCACAACAGGTAAATATGACGAATTTATGTAACGGCACGACCAAACGGATTGTCCCGGAATGGGTCGTTATTCTTTGCGAAATGTTGGATTGTACGGCGGATTACCTGTTTGGCATGGAGGGCGGAAACAATGAAAAGTAAGTTTATCGAATGGTTGGAAGCCGCCGCCGAAACCATGTTTTCCGGGTTGTTTCAAGCGAAAGCCCTAATTGTTACGTTTGGCGCATTGGGGTTATGTTGTTTGATTGGCGCATTTTGGAACCCGTGGCAATTGTTATTTGCGGCAATGTGCGCCGCAATGGTATTATGTGGAATTTCAGAATATAAAAAGTACAAGTAATGAGAGCAAAGAGCGATAAACCGGGCGACCCGGTAAAAGAGGTTGCGGGAACCGTCGGCAATGTTGCCCCGGATATGTTCCCGGAGATTAACGATGAACAACAAACAATTATTCCCCCGTTCGTTGAGGTTCAACCGGAAAAACCAACCGGAGTGTTTGAGATAATACCGGGCCTGACGGTTGAGGAAATGACGGCAATGTTTTTCGACGAAAAAACATTGATTGAACCCCCGTATAAGGTTTGGCAGTTAAACAGCAAGGGACACCGATATTATTACCGATATGACGACGCCGGGAACCCGGAGTTTTTCCCGTCGGTTACAACTATATTGTCCCAAACATTACCCAAAGCCCCGCACCTTATAAATTGGATTGCGAACAAAGGCATTGAGGAAGCCGAGCGATACAAAGGCGAACGGGCGGCGTATGGTACATTCATGCACGCCGCATTTGAGG